GTAGAACCTGAGCCTAAAAAAATGTCCGTCTTATCCCTTTTAGCATAGTTACAACGCTTGCACGCAGCCACTAAATTATCGAGTTCGTCAGCCCCACCTTTTGACTTTGGATAAACGTGATCAACTTGATCAGCGACATCGCCACAATAGGCGCATGTGTAAGCATCACGTCTTAGCACTTGTAAGCGTATCTTCTTCCAATGGCTTGTTGCTCTATAAGGTTTTAATGCCATTTTTCCCTTTTTAGCTTACTCAACGCCGCACACCATGAGCCATTGTAGCGAGCATTGACGTATTCAATGTGTTTATCTATCTGCTTATATGCATCCCACTTATGTGCATGATCACTCATGTGTTGGAATATGCCATAAGCGCCACTACTCTTATTAACAGCATCATAACGCCAAGAGCTCTCTCTAAACGCTAACTCATTAGCGCACTCAAACTCATCCCAATCATTTATCTGGTTATGTAGATATAGCTTTACATTCATTAAATCGTAAAGTGGCTGTTGTTCTGTTTCTTCTATTGCTTTTGCAGGTGAGTAAGTTGTTTCTACCGCAGCGAAGCTATATGTCATTAGCACGGCTAAAATGACAATAGCCCTGCCCAATGCTAGCCGATGACGAGCGCTGCTTTTAAGGCGCGCTAGTCGGCTTAGCATACCGAGCTTGTCAAGTTTATTTGTATTTACGCGTAATCTTTCGGCGTGTCGTTCTGATTGTGACATGACTCACACTTCTCTCTATTACCATAAATCCACAAGCCACAGCCTGTGCATCGATGGATCAGGGTCGGTTCAGTAGCCACTAGCTTTAAGTAAGTAAACGAGATCGGCTAAGGTGAGAACAGCAACAAATTGCTCAACGGATTTCTCACCTTGCCCATTTAAGCGCATCACACCAACCCCAAGTCCGGTGTCTTTCTTGCGCTCTTGTAATTGTCGGATGGTTTCGCTAGGATTGAATCCCTTGCGGGCTTTAATTTCAATATCAAGCCCTTTAATACCTGTAATGTCTGAGCCATCTCTACCAGCTCCAACAGGCAGCGCGTGTTCCCAACCATTTGCTTGCAGGTATTCTGCTACAATTCGTTGAGTCGCATATCCTCGATGCTTACGAGATTGTGACATTTAGTTAGACCTAACATGACATGTGCGACATTCGCACGGCTTGACTGTTCCCGCAGTTATCGGCTCGTTACAATTGTCGCACACGTCTAATCGCTTGTCTAATACCAGCATACTTTTCACCCCGCAATCAAATCTTCATCTTCGGGTCTAAATTGCCATTTACCAGCAGGATCTAACATCATCCATATCATCTTGCATTGTTCGGCTTTATTCCTCATAGGAATAGGGCAACCCCAACCACGATAAGCACCATTTTTGCCGTGACCTTCACGAAGGATTCGATTGCCGTGCTTACAGCTAGGCACAATTTCGGCAGATAATACCGATTGAACCAAATCAGCTGCGTTCGCCATAGTGGGTTCATCACTAGGCGGCTCAATCGTGGTATCCCAAATAATTTCTGCCTCTGGATTAGTTGCATTTAGAAACTCCTTTTGCTCTTGGGTGCGAACCCGTATCGGCGACTGACCATTTGTTTTAGCGTCCGCAACCTTAGCCATTTCAAGGCTGCTTGCTCGCTTTCCTCTAGCAGATAAACCGAGATTAGCCAAGCATCTGCCAATTGCAGATGTTTCGCAGTTTTCAAACCAGAAATCGCGATCCACACCGCGATCTTTGCGAGCGCCGCGCGCATAACCAATAGCGGAAGCCATAGCATCTGCATGGGTACGGTACGCCGTAGCCTTAAAGACCACGATGCCTTGATCATCGTTATTCTGAATAAGCTCTGTGTGTATAGATCCATCCGGGAATTCTTCATAAAATTTGTGTATCCTCGTATCTACATCTTCATAGTCTTTTAAGTTAAACATCTAACTGCATGTGTCCTTTCGCATAGTCCAATTGTTCTTTGAAAGTCCAAGTCGTACCATCGTGCCACGTTTGAGCTTCCATAGCACAAGGATGGCAATAGTGTCTGACAACCAGTTTATTTTTTCTTTTGCTCGTGATTTGCCAAACCGCTTGTGTTTGTCCACGCCAGTTATCAGTTCCCCATCGCAGCTTGCAATAGTCACACCATGTGCCTTTTGGCGACCTAGAAAGCATCCAGATCGTGCCAATCTTTGACCGCGAGCTCGCCGGCGATGGCTGCATAGGCGACCAAATCCACAAAATTATCGTCATGGCGTGGAGATTCCATAACTCTTGCGAGTTTGAGTAGTGCCATACAGATTGCAACATCCATCGGGTCGATTTCCCTTTCGAGATAATCGCCCCAGAGTTTTGACGCTCTAAGTAGAGTGAGGTCGTAATGACCATGCGTTGCGGATCTTTCATCGATCGTGTCACTAGCATTAGTCAATATGTCTTTCGAGCGCAACCGCTTTGCCCCTGTTGTAGCCATCCCGATAACCTCTCTTGTAATGATTATTTTTTAAGTTGATAAACCAAGTAGTTAGCACAAGGCTAACCAATCCACACCATAAAATGACTTCTAATTGATAACGTGTCACGCATCTGCCCAATCGTAATCGGTCAGGATTACCCAACCGCCAGCTGCATCGTGTGTGACTTCAAAGGCAACGCCTATGCTTTCCAGATAGCTCTTAGCTAATATAAAATTTGCATACGCAATCTCAAAGAAGTAAGCGCGCTGCCAATGGAACGAAATCCGACTATCAAAGCGGTCGGCTTGTACCTTCCAATCGTTGCCCCATTCCATCGACTGATCCCACAGGTTCGTGAAATCTTCCTGTGTCAATGTGACCTGCATTTGCCCTAGTTTCATGTGTTCCTTCCGTGTCCGTATTTCGGACATGCAAAAAGGATACGCCTAAATTGGATTTGTCAATAACCGGAACACCGGCGTGTTCTATAACGGTAAGGTAACGAAAAGGTCGATGTGATCGTCAATCGTGCGGTGCAGGTCGGGCTTGGTTTCATCCATAGCGCTTGCCTTCGACCACGAAGCTGCCTTGCTTGTCTATCGGTACTGCCACAGGCGTAGTGCCTTTGCGATCCACATAGAGCAGCCCGAAGCCCTTTTGCCAGTTAAACGTGCCACGCGTGTAATAGGCTTGCTTCTCATCCATTAAATGACCTACTTCAAGCCCTTGCAGGACACGCCCTAAAACGCCCCCAGATGCCTCTGAGAACGCCGAAACCCCTAGTCTGTGGGTATGACCACACACTACGCTCTTTCCATGCCTTCTAGCGGCTCCTAGAGCCGTTAAACCGGCATTGTGGTTGATGGCTTGCTCATCGCCATGCACCATAATCCAGTCATGGCTTATCTCATAGGGCTTACGGTGAAACTTGATGCCTAAAGTCTTGAACCCCATAAAGTTTTCATACTCTAGCTCTGGCAGTCCAATTAGACCCGGCAGCCTAGAGCTTAGGGATTTGTAGAGTCGGTCTGTGTGGTTTGACCTGACGATGTGCCTGATCCCAAGCTCGAATAAAACCGACTGAGCTCGGTCACGGTCTGCACCAATTGTGCCACTCCACTCATCTCTACCGGAGCTCCATCGGCTAATCGTTTGGAAATCGATCTCATCGCCAACACATAAAACGTCATCGGGTCGCCACCTGCGAATAAATCCTGCGAGATTTCGGACTGCTCGCTCATCGTGAAATGGTACTTGCAGGTCTGAAATAACCACTATGCGCTTCATTCATCCTCATCATCATCATCATAATAAGGAATGTCTGCTGGCTCAGGTGTTATCCATTCAGGTAAACGCATCTTTTCTTCAATGTACCAGCGCGCTTTATCTTCACCGTATCCGGCTCGCACGAGCGCTTCGTAGCACTCAACAATCGATGCCGCCCATAGATCTATCGGGCGTAGCGGCTCGGCTTTGTTACGCGCAGCTGCGCGTTCCTTAGCTTTACGCTTAGCGGCGCGCTCTGCTTTTGTTGGTTTTCTTGCGCTCATTAGTAAGCAATTCTAAGACCATTGTTTCAAGTTTCTCGATGCGCGACACGATGTTTGACCCTTCTAAAATCGCAGGTACTTCGTGCCTAATAATGTAACGAAGCCCACCGACAATTAGGGCAACACAAGAGAGGATGGCTGCAACAAACGCAGCCCACTCTGCCGGACTCAACGCCGGATGCCGCCTATGGCATCTTTAGGATTTAGCCAACGAAGAATTACAGGTGCAACGGCAGCAACACCGCTGGCTAGGATCGCTTTCTGATCCCAACCTATTGCTATGTAGGTCGCTAGGCAAGCTGCTAGAAAGGATCTTGCCCAACTTGCGGCGAGTCTTTTTGCTTGTTCCATTTATCGGTTCTCCAGTCAGTAGGGGGATTCTAAACATGCTGCCATCGTGGTCGCCATGACTTGAAAAGCTAACATGGATGTGTGAGGTGTGCGGATTCAGTCCGGTGTATTTTCTCCATTTGTAGTTTCTTCGCCAGCTGGCAATCTTCTTGTTGAAGATGATGTAAGAAATTCGTTTATCTTGTCTGGCAAGTAATCGTAACTGATCCGCAAGATCGAACGCTTCGGGCAATTTGGATCCCAAATCAGCATCAATGTCGATGGCACGAACGATGCCCTCAGCAGTAGGATTGTGATCGGACTTACGAGCTGCATGGCGCGCATCACCGATCCACCCATCACGAGATCTACTTCTATCGGGGAACGCATCGTCAATGGCTTCTCTTAAAGTGATTCCGGCTTTGCAGAGTTTTGGCATTGTTTTGAAAGATTGTGCTACTTACCTAATTTGAAACCGGCAGGAATTGGCTCAGAGTGTTCCCACTTTTCAATGTATTCGCCAAAACCATCGCTATCATCCCTTAATATGACTTTCGGATTTCTGTGATAAAAATCTTTGTCAGTTAGAAAAGGAGCAGCAGCCCTTAGTCGTTCGTAAAGTGTCATTTTAACTCCTCACAAAAAATCCGGAAAAGACGGACTCGGTATTGCCACCGTAAACCGTTCTAGTCGGGTCTCCATTTATTTTAACGTAAGCCTCTACATAATCAGTCGTTCCATTGAAATAAATTAAATCACTTACTCCAAATCCAACATCATCAGTTGGTTCGTAAGAATAGCGATAAATAGAACCGTTTTTGTAAATATAAGCGAAAGTAAAAGCACTTGTTCCGGCATTGGCGATAATAACTAAGTTGATAAAATAATAACCTGCCTTATTGGGTGTAAAGCGATAATTGGTTGTTGGGTCATAACAACCATCGGTATCAAATACTTCGCTATTAAAAATGACTTTTGTTTGTGTCGTTGATGCTGGATTTTGGTCGGCAGTAAGTTGGGCTGAAAATGCGGGGCCGCTTGAAGATGCCGCAGCAGCCCATTTTAATCCTGTCGCCGTACTGGAGTCGGCTGTGAGCACCGTGTTATCCGCGCCCACGGCGAGCCTAGCCGGGGTATTGTCCGCAGTTGCCGAAATTAAATCACCTTTTGCATCTACGATTGAGTTTTGGATTGCGTTCGGATCATCGGAAGCAACCCAAGAACTGCCATCGTAAACTTCAACAGCGTTGGTGTCTTTCAAATAACTTAACATGCCTTCGGCTACTACGCCGGTCAAGGCTGTCGTTCTAGCAGCTGCATCGTCAAAGACCATGACGGTTTGCTGCATCAAATATGTATTAACATCCGATGCCGTTAAAACGTCACCTGTGTTAAAGGTCTTAAAACCTGCACCTGCCATTTAGATCTCCTTAGTAACTCAGGGCGTTTGTGCCTATTATACCTAAAGTGTTGCTATCCAGTAGGAAGCCATTAACTAGGCTTTCCCCTGTGAAAATCGTAGTGACCATCTTGCGGTTGCTAAAATCATGGCGTATGCCCAAAGCAAGCAAGGTTTGGTTTACCGTAGTGCTACCGGGCATAACCTTCGTAATATCTACCGCATCTAAGAGCTCAATGTTTAGACCGGCTACGCAACGGTTTATGTCATCGCCATCCTCTAGGTTTAGCTGAATAGAGTCAATGCGTGTTTCGATGTCAGATCTGGTAGATAAAATCATGTTAGCCATATCCAGCGCCACGGCATCGGTTTGCATCAAAACATCCTCACGGATGCCGGAATGGACAAAGTAAGTATCAATGCTGTTTTGGTCAATAACGTTTTGTGGAGTACCGCCTAATCGTGTCACGGTTACATCATTGAGCAGCTGGTCTGCATCGAGATTGACTGTTGCCTGTTGATAGGCGATGCCAGATCCATCATCGGCAAAGCTGTAAGCTACTGAGCCAAGAGATTGAGTAATAACGTTGCGAGATAAGAATGTTGCCCTACCTTCACCATCGATAAAGAATCCGCCAAGCTCGCTATCCTCAACAGTACGCAAAGCATCCAAAGCGTTGCGCGATGTGCCGGGGTCGGCTTGCAGGGTTGTATCACCGGCATCTATATCTCTCAGACCTGCCGGGTAGCTGACTTCATCTAAAATATCGCTCACGCGTGTGCCTGATAAATCTCCAGCGCTTGCACCTGTGACTGTGGTAATTAGAGCGCCATTTAGCAATCTAAAAGCATCCACGCATTGAAATGTGACACGGCTCACTTCTTCCGTGCCTAACGCAAAGTTGGTAATGTAGTTGGTAATAAAGCCGGTAAATAGGAAATAACGCACACCATCGTAATCAGCGAAGATTTGAATCTTACGCAGCGGAATTAGCTTGCCATAATAAGGTGAGGATGGATTGCTAGGATTCCAGTCACCGTTCTGATCATAAATATCCACCGTAGCTGTGCCAGCTTCAAACTTAGATAAGATACGGTTGCGACCACGCCTAATTGATGTGCTCTTGATTAGCGAGCTTATATCGACATAATCGGCTGGCTGATCTCCAAGCACGTTAGTACCAAGCACGCCTAATTGCGGTGAATCAAGCGTAAATGGATTTATGAGAATACTGATACCGGGCGTGAAATCTACAATCGCGCCTACAACGGGTGCTGCTGGCATTAAATTGCCCTAGCGCTGTAAATGGTGCGGCGACCTGAGCGTTGTTGATTGTATTGCAAATCGGTTATGGTATCGGCTAGATCTTGTGCCGTTACTACGCTACCTTCGACAACTACTGTTATAGGTGCATTTATTCTCGATGCCTGTGCTTCTAAATCGGCAATATCACCACTAACTGCCAATTCTAATGCTTCGCTCGCTGCCGCAAGTGCAGCAGCTTCTTCTGCGGAAATTGCCGCTTCTGCCAAAACCTTTGCGGCTTCTGCGGCTGCATTTGCTCCTTCCAAAAATGCCTCAGCCGCATCCCTTTCTTCTTTAGATTGAGCTGCTTCTATCGCCTTCTGTGCTTCTTCTATTGCTCTTTGTGCTGCCTCGGCAGCTGCCTTAGCCGCCGCATCTGTCGCTGCCGAGGCAATAGCATACGCATTAGCCTTTTCTTCTTTTGCGCTTTCTACCGCTGCTTGCGCGTTGGCAGATTTACTTTTAGCATCAGTTAAAAGACTATTGACTTTGCCTTGTATTCCCAAAACTGTGCCAAGTAAGCCTTGTAAGGTTAAAGCAATCATTTGCAAATCAGAGTTCCAATTGGCAAAAGGTTTGGTTTTAGATAGAGCATTAATTTGGTCAAAAATCTTTTTGAAAGCATCATCCCAATTAGTGAATGGATCTCCAGCTTCAAGGTTAATTAAAGTTTCGGCTAATATCTCAGTCTGGCTTTGTAGTTTATCTAAACGCTCTAATAACTTCTCAGCCTTATCCACATCCTGCTCTTGGATGGCTTGCTTTAGATCTTCAATTGTCTGCAATTCAAGTAATCGGCGGCGTTCTTCTTCGCTGATATTGCCTTGCAAAGCTGCTGCAATTTGGATGCGGCGTTCGTCAAACTTGGCTGCTGCCTTGTCAATCTTTTGGCTGATTTGCTTTAGCCGGTTAATCTTTTCCTGTTGCTTGATTGACTTTAGCCGTAGCGCTTCAAGTTCCTTTTGGCGCTTGATTGCAGCTTCTTCTATCGCACGGTTTTTGGCATCAATACCGGGTTGCCCGATTCCTGCGGTTGGAAAGAATAGTGGGCGTGTCTTTTGTCCGGCTTTCTGTAATGCGACAATAAGAGCTGCTAATGGATTTCCGGTCATGGCTGTGCCAGTAATGGCAGCCATCAATCCACCGCTACCGCCGATCTGTGATGTTACCTGCCCAATGTAGAATCCAAGACCTCGGAATACATCGGCTGTTATTGTGCCAAATTCTTCCATCGCACCAGTAGCGCCAGCGATCCCATTCTCGCCGGATAACATGCCAAACGCATCGACTAAACCTTCACCTACGGTTGTTTGCATACGCTCATAAGCTGCGCCAATGAAAGCAACTTTGCCAGCATAAGTGTCAAGCTGTGCGGCTTTCTGACCTGCAAATTGCTTGTTTAATAATTCTTGGACATCGTTAAAACGTGTGGTTCTCAGTTCGGCTTTCGTCAATCCGATGTTGTATTTAGCAAGGCTAGTGTTATTGCCTAGATATGCGCGTGATAAATCATTTACAACCGTCTGCAAGTCATAACCGCTGCCAGCTGATACGTCTAAAGCTGTGGCAAGTAAATCCTGCGACCTGTTAATTGATCTAGTAGTTTGTGCCAATGTTTGAAATGCTGGTCGCAATTCACCTTTAGTAACTGCTGTGGAACGCTCTAATGATTCTAAATAATTCTCAATTGCAGGTGTGGCAAATCCTAGATTGACACCTTTCAACGCTTGCTCAAATCGGTTAGCGGCTAATTCTTCTTCCTTGAACGCACGCACCGATTCTTTGCCAAACTTCGTAATGGCTGCTACTGAAAATACCGTTAGGAAGGTTTTACCTAATTGCTTAAATTGTTTTTCTAAACCAAAACTGGCTTTGCTTGCCTGTTTGAATCCTTTATCTCTAAACTCAGAGGCAATATCAATGCGAATATTAGGAACAGCCATTATGCCACCTTCTTAAACTGTGTGGGCTTTGCTCGCATTTTGAATTTATTAGCTGCTAATTCAACTGCTCGCATTACAGCATCTAACGTTTTACCTTGACGATCTGCATAAACGGCGTAAAGCAATCGACCCGTGCTCCGGCGTTTTGCAGCGTTTGTGGATTCATAAGATTTTAGTGCGCCCACGCCATTCATCGCGCCAACAAATTTACGACCAGCATCGGGATTATTTGAGCGCCCAAATTTCTGAGTTGATTTGCTTCCGCTGATGCCCATCTGTGGGCGACCATACGGGCTTTCTCTGCCGGCAATTTCTATGATAGAGCCTACATCGCTAGAGTTCCATAAAGAAAATAAAGCAGCGAATCCATAAGGATTTGCTCGGCTTGTTCCTGTTCTGTAAACAAGACCTTTGCGAATATACATTGGATTGTATAGTGGAAATGGTCGCGTTTTGGAAGTTCTGCTCGTTGGATTTTGTCCACGGTCTTGCCAGTTATACAAATTTCCGGGTGGGCTTCCGGGTACTTTGCTGCGTGTTTCATTTATGACAGACTTTAATTCTGTCTTAATTGTTGTGTCCATCTCTTTACGCAAATCAGGTGCGTATTTTTTCAAAGCGCGTTTTAATTCACTTACGCCGGCTACTACGACTGGCATGTTTTCGCGCTTCCCCTTGCTTCTTAATTACTTCATAAATCGCTTTTAGTAAATCACGATCCATGTTAATAAATTCGCTAGGCGCGATTCCTAGATTTACCGATAACTCAGCTATGCGGTAAGTCCAAGAATCACGCGTCAGCCATTTGGGGAATCATCTCCTAAGACCTCTACTGATCTCAAGGTTTGTAGGAAAGCATCCCCAAACGGCTTAACATCTGTGCCTGATCTGCGTAGGCACTCCCATGCAAGCCAATAGATGTCTGATTGCTTTTGATCTTCGCGGAAGGCTCGGTAAAAGCCTTTCTTTGCGTACTGCTCAAAAGCATATTCAATGGCTGGCGTAATCTCGTGTGAAGATTCGCTGCCATCTGCCCTGACTACTTTTAGACTTGCCATTTTGCCCTCTTTCGTTTATTAGAACGAGCCTGTGTCGGCTACGGTGACTGCGGAGTTTACCGTAAAGGTTACATCCATTGTTGCCATGTCGCCCACGCCACCATTGATAGGTGTTAGGTTGTTCACCAAGATGTCGCCGCTGTATAACTCATTTGCGGCGGATACTGCTGCGCTTGAATCATTGATTGCCTTCCAAGCTACGGTTGTTCCGAAAGCTGCTTGAAGGGTTGCCAATACTTCGCCAGCTGCTTGATCATTGAGAAATGACACGGTAAGGGTTGCGGTTTCCAATCCCTTGACGTACTTTCTCGATGTGTCGCCCATCGCACTTACTTCTAGCTCGTCAAAAGTCTGGTTTAGGGTGATTGCAGTAACGTGATCAGAGAGATCCACGTTATTGATTTTCAACCCAACGTTGTTATTGAGAAAAACTGCCATGTGGATTACTCCTCATCTTTCTTAGCGGTTGGTTTTGCTTCTTTCTTTTCCACGGGCTTTACCTGACCGATTTTAGTCAAGAAACGCTCGCGCTCTTTGTCATTATCAGCCATGTTTAGCTCCAATCGGATAGAACGCTGATTGATACTTCACCAGTTAGCAGATCGCCTGCTGTACCAGTCAAGACTGCCGGTGCGCTGAAAGTATCGATTGAATATGCAATCGATGATGCTTCCAGTTTGTTTACTAAGTTCAAATAAAAATCTTCGATGTTGGTTAAATTACCTTGATTATCAAACATAGGTGCAACAACAACCAATTTGAAATTGACTTTAGGTTTAACCGTTTTATAGTGATCATTTGACGGTTCGATGTAAGGATCGCCCGGTTGCACTACCACGCTATTAGCAAGCAAGGTGGCAGGTGGGAAGGAAAACACCTGCCACGTTGCATTATCAGCTAGTGCAGTCGCGATTGTTCCCCGTAGGGTTGTTATGGCACTCACCCTACTTGACCGCCCGGTGCTAGATGATCCGCAAGCAAACCGCGCACGCGTGCCATTAGCGTGTTACCCATTCTGTAAGGGCTAGGTGTAAAGTCAGGTGAAATGCCCCCAGCGTTTGATGCTTGGCGCGCTTGCCATATATCCACGGCAATCATAAGTGTTGCTTGATTAACTTCCGGGAGTGTTTCGTAATCAATGTGAGTAATGCCATATACAACGCCGAAAGGTATTAGTGCGTTCTTAGCCTCAGCGGTGGCATTGTTTACTGCATAAGAAATTGAATCTGCCGTTGGAACGGCGGTGACGGTTTTAGAGCCGTTATATTTAGCACCGGCATTTTCCACGGTGACGGTTTGACCAACAATAAAATCATGTGGTTCGCTTGTGTAAATTGTAGCTACACTCGTAGTGCTCTCGTGGGCAACAACACTATATTTGTTAAACCATAATTTTGCTTTGACGATATTTTCTGCGGCTTGGCAGACTTCTTCGACAACAGCCGAGCTATACAAAGCGCCAATACCGAGTGCTGTACGCAATTCGGCTTCGGTGACGTATGTAGCTGCCATGCTGTTTCCTTTCTAGGTTAGACCCGGTGCTTAGGGCAAAAGCACCGGGCTAACGTTTACGATCTATAAGTTAGATCAGGCCTTGTTAAACCAATTGACCCCTGCCGCCACCTTCGTAGCGAGTGCTCCATATCCGTAGTAGAGCAGATCAATTGTTCCATCGGAATTTACATTGGTGCGAAGCTGGAATCGTGGTGACTCGTACCATGTGTAAGCATCTGGATTGATTACAGCCATTGAGTAATCAGCGGTTGCATCTGACCCAGAGCCAGTAAAGTTGCGTGAAACATAGAGATCAAGACCTGCTACGTTGCCACGGAAAGAAAGCGGTGAAACAACGCCGCCAGCGTTTGAAGGCTGTGCTGCATTGTAAATTGGGCGACCTGAATCATTATAGCCCATGATGTTGCCCCATTGATCAGGTGTGACCAAAAGGTTGCGAGCGAAACCGAGTGAAGCATTGTAAACGGCTGCTGCTGCGCTTGAAATGTATGCAAGCAATCCGGTTGCGGAGTTTGCTTGACCTGTTGCATTTAAAGTACCTGCACTCTGAATAGCTAATGCAACATAGCTATCAGTTTCCTTTGCGTACGCAAATTCCATTTGACGAACAAGCTCATCAAAGAAAGCAGGGCTTGATCGGTCAATGAGTTCTACCGTAGTAATTGCGCGACCCTTGAAAGGCTTAACATTTACGGTGATGTAAGATGCAGTTAGTTGTGACTCTGAAATTGCTTGATTCTCATCAATCTGATCTACTGTTGGAACAGCAGTAATCTTTGGAATTTCAAAAGACATTCCAGCATCAGGAAGTGTGCCACGGCTGATTGAATCAATTACACCGCGATCAGCATTTGACAACGGGTTCACAACCTGGACCAATTGTCGGGTAGGTATCATGCCCGGTGCTGTTGTTGTTTCATTATCTGCTGCCTTTACATAAAGTGCAGCTTCTTCGTCACCAAGAAACTTAGCGCGTAGAGTGTTTTCAAGGTATTTAGCCT